CTTAGGTAATCCTAATCTCAAAAAGGCAAATACCTCAATTGAATTTACAGAAGATAATATTATTGAGTTCTTAAAATGTAAAGAAGATCCAGTATATTTTGCCGAACATTATGTGAAAATTGTGAACGTTGATAAAGGATTGATTCCTTTTGACATGTATGATTTTCAAAAAAAACTGATACGAAATTTCCACGAAAATAGATTTAATATCTGTAAGATGCCACGTCAGACTGGAAAGTCTACTACTGTGGTATCATTTCTTTTGCATTATGCAGTATTTAATGATAATGTGAATATTGGTATTCTTGCAAACAAGGCATCAACCGCAAGAGAACTTTTAGAGCGTCTTCAGATTGCTTATGAAAACTTACCTAAATGGATGCAACAAGGTATTCTTTCTTGGAATAAAGGAAGTCTGATGCTTGAAAATGGTTCTAAGATCATTGCAGCATCCACTTCAGCATCTGCTGTCCGAGGAATGTCATTCAATATAGTATTTCTTGACGAGTTTGCGTTTATTCCAAATCATATTGCAGATCAGTTTTTTGCTTCAGTATATCCAACAATTTCTTCAGGTAAATCGACAAAAGTAATCATTGTTTCTACTCCACATGGTATGAATCATTTCTACCGCATGTGGCATGATGCCGAACGCGGAAAGAATGAATATATTCCCACTGATGTTCACTGGACTGAAGTTCCTGGTAGAGATGAAGAGTGGAAAAAACAAACTATTGCCAATACTTCGGAACAACAGTTTAAAGTTGAATTTGAATGTGAGTTTCTAGGATCAGTAGATACTCTCATCAATGTTTCAAAATTAAGAAATCTTACATATCATGACCCAATAAAAAGAAATGCGGGACTTGATGTATTTGAGGATCCTAAAAAAGAACATAACTATTTGATTACCGTTGATGTTGCTCGTGGTATTGGTAATGATTATTCTGCATTTATAGTTTTTGATATTACTAGTTTTCCATATAAAGCTGTGGCAAAATATAGAAATAATGAAATAAAACCAATGATTTTCCCAAGCATTATACATGAGGTTGCATTGGCATATAATGGCGCTTGGCTTTTAATTGAAGTTAATGATATTGGGGATCAAGTTGCAAGTATACTTCACTTTGATTTGGAATATGATAATGTGCTCATGTGCGCAATGAGAGGAAGAGCAGGTCAAATTGTTGGCACTGGATTTAGTGGCAAAAAATCTCAACTTGGCGTGAGAACGACTGCCGCAGTTAAAAAACTTGGTTGCTCTAACTTAAAAACTATCATTGAAGATGATAAACTTTTAATACATGATTATAACATTATCAGCGAACTTACCACTTTTATTCAAAAACATAACTCTTTTGAGGCTGAAGAAGGGTGTAATGATGACTTAGCAATGTGCCTTGTAATTTTTGCTTGGTTAGTTGCACAACCATATTTTAAAGAGATGACTAATGATGATGTTAGAAAACGAATTTATGCGGAACAAGAAGAACAACTAGAATCTGATATGGCACCTTTTGGGTTTATGGTAGATGGCTTAGATGATGACATAGAAGTGGAGAAGGATACTGGAGATAGATGGATACCATTTAACCATAAAGAATTCCGAGAATATACTGAGTTTGCAAGAGATAGTATGGATATGTCAAATATAAGTAGTAATGATAGTATGGATTGGAATTTAGATGAATATGGAGATAAAGCCTATATGTGGGAATATAGATAGGTAGTGTTAAGTCCTGGTAATTTATAAATACTTTTAGAATAATTCTGGATAGACGGAGAGAGACAGATGCCGCTAAATTTAGCATCTCCTGGAATTGTAGTAAGAGAGGTTGATTTAACAATTGGTAGGATTGATCCATTATCAGGATCAGTAGCTGCACTTGTCGCACCATTTGCACAAGGTCCTGTTAATCTACCAACAACTATAAACAATGAATCGGATTTATATAATGTTTTCGGAAAGCCCTATGGAACCGATAAACAATACGAAGATTGGTTAGTTGCTTCATCATATTTGGCATATGGTGGAACCTTACAGGTTGTTAGAGCGGCTGATCCCGATCTCAAAAATGCTTTTGTGGGAACAGCATCGAGTGTAGTTATTTTAAATGGTGAGAATTATACTCAGTTAGGATATTCTGAAAATGACATTACAAACGTTACTTTTGCAGCAAAAAACCCAGGATCTTGGGCAAACGGAATTAAAGTTGCAGTAGTTGACCAACAGGCTGATCAGATTTTAACAGGAATTAGCACGACTAACATTTTAGTTGGCTATGGATTTACTCAAGCTATTGCATCGGGAACAGTTTTACCTGGTGTAGGGTCAACTACAGTATTGAATGGATATTATTTCAAAGGAATAATCACTCAAGTTGGAACTGGTCAAGTTTCAACTAAAATAGTAAGTATTGTAGATTCAAATAATGTCGAATCTGCTGTTGATTATCAAATTGGTAGCGTATACTCACTATCAGCTACAGGAAGTATTGGGGTACATACAAATGGTTATGCTGCAACATTTGCTAATAGATCTTATACTGGATCCACGGACTGGTATGATCAGCAGTACATTCAGTTAACAACTGGAACTATTCCTTGGAATAGTATTGCACCAAGACCCTCAACATCAGCATATAGCCAGACAAGAGGTGGTAGATTCGATCAACTTCATGTAGTTGTTGTTGATGATTCGGGAGCTATCACAGGAAACTCTGGAACCATTTTAGAGAAGCATTTATCTCTATCAAAAGCGTCAGATGCACAGTTCTCAGTAGGAGCAACATCTTTCTGGAGAAAATATCTGGAAGTAAACTCACAATACATTTATGGTGGATCTGCCCCTGTAGGAATTGTAACCACTGGTTTTGATCCATCAAACAGTGCCAACTATGCACTAACTTCAACAGGTGGTTGGGATCAGAATGCGTCAAATATTGTGTTTTCAACCACAGGAGCAAACTCATACACTCTCTCTGGTGGCACAAATTATGATGGATTATCAAACTTGAATAATGTTGGATCTTTAAATCCAACATTAGCAAATATTAATACTGGTTATCTTTTATTTCAAAATACTGAACTTTATAAGATCAATTTCTTATTGATGGGATCATCAAACTATCCCAAAGAAACTGCACAGGCTCTTGCAAATCAACTTATTTCGATTGCAGAATACAGAAAAGATGCAATTGCCTTTATTAGTCCATATAGACAAGCATTCCTAAATGATTCTGCAGTTGGAACAGTCACTGTCAACTCCAGTGATACAATTACAAATAATGTAACTGGTTTCTTCTCTGCAGTTACTTCCTCAACCTATGCAGTTTTTGATAGTGGATATAAGTACATGTATGATAGATTTAATGGCGTATTTCGGTACGTTCCATTAAATGGAGACGTAGCTGGATGCTGTGCTAGAAATGATATCAACCAGTTCCCATGGTTCTCGCCCGCAGGAACTACTAGAGGGACCATTTTAAATGCAGTAAAACTAGCATATAGCCCAAACAGAAGTCAAAGAGATGAGCTGTATACAAATAGGGTTAATCCAGTAATACTTTCTCCAGGCTCTGGAATTATATTGTTTGGTGATAAAACGGGATATGCGAAGGCATCGGCTTTTGACAGGATCAACGTTCGTAGATTGTTCATCTATTTGGAAAATGCAATTTCTGCAGCAGCAAAAGATCAACTCTTCGAATTTAACGATGAGATTACTAGAACAAACTTTGTAAATATTATTGAACCATTCCTTCGAGATGTTCAGTCTAAGAGAGGAATCTTTGATTATGTTGTTATTTGTGATCAAACAAATAACACTGCAGCAGTAATAGATGCGAATGAATTTGTTGCTGACATTTATATTAAGCCAGCAAGATCAATCAACTTTATTGGTCTTACCTTCATTGCCACCAGAACTGGTGTTGCTTTTGAAGAAGTAATCGGCAAAGTTTAATCAAGTAGAGGTTTAACGAACTATGGCAAATTACAACCAATTAAATCCACCCCCATTAAGAAAGATTACAGACTTCAAAAGTAAGTTAACGGGTGGTGGCGCTCGTTCGAATCTTTTTGAAGTTGTCCTTTCCTTCCCAAATGCAGCACCAGCAGATGCTGTTGTTCTTGATAAGGCAAGATTTTTAGTAAAAGGCGCAAATCTACCAGCATCCAACGTTGCTCAGATTGAAGTTCCCTTTAGAGGAAGAATGCTGAAAATTGCGGGCGATCGCTCATTTGATACTTGGACAGTCACGGTCATTAATGATACCGACTTTGCGATTCGTTCAGCGTTCGAAAACTGGATGAACAAGATCAATAGAGTTTCTGATAACACTGGTCTTACCAATCCTGCAGATTATCAAGCAGATGCTTTTGTATACCAGTTGGATCGCAGTGGAGCAACTCTAAGAGCGTATCATTTTTATGATGTATTTCCTACTCAAGTTGCACCTATTGAACTTTCATATGATTCTCAGGGTATTCAGGAGTTTACTGTTGAGCTTCAAGTTCTATGGTGGGAAGCTATCGTGGGTAATGCGGCAAATGCTGGTGGTGTAGACATCAACTAAATAGTTAGATAATAATGCTTTAAATTATAATGGCAAAACTTTTTGGTTTTTCTATTGATGACAATAGCAAGGTTTCACCTTCTGTAGTATCCCCCGTTCCTCAATCTAATGAGGACGGGGTTGATAACTATATTGCTAGTGGATTTTATGGTCAATATATTGATATTGAAGGAGTCTATAGATCAGAACATGATTTAATTAAAAGATATCGAGAAATGGCACTTCATCCTGAGTGTGATGCTGCCATTGAAGATGTTGTTAATGAAGCTATTGTTAGTGATTTGTATGATTCTCCCGTAGAAATTGAGTTATCAAATCTAAATGCAACTGACGGATTAAAAAATAAAATCCGTGACGAATTTAGATATTTAAAAGAAATTATGGATTTTGACAGAAAATGTCATGAGATTTTTAGAAATTGGTATACTGATGGTAGGGTTTATTATCTAAAAGTTATTGATGTTAAAAGACCTAATGAAGGTATTAAGGAGTTAAGATATATTGACCCCATGAAAATGAGGTTCATTCGTCAAGAAAAAAGAACGGGTAAAAAAAATACTGGTGTATATCTAAAGGCAGAAGATAATCAAAAGATTTTTTATCCAGATATTGAAGAATATTTTGTATATACCCCAACACCAAATTATCCAACGGGAATGATTTCTGGTGCAGGTGGTCAGAGAGCAGTTAAAATTGCTAAAGATTCTATCACATATTGTACATCAGGATTAGTTGATAGGAACAAAGGAACAGTATTGTCATATTTGCATAAAGCAATTAAGTCACTTAACCAGCTACGCATGGTCGAAGATTCTCTGGTGATTTATAGACTCACTAGAGCACCAGAACGCAGAATATTCTACATTGATGTTGGTAATCTACCAAAGGTAAAAGCGGAACAATACCTTAAAGAGGTTATGTCTCGCTACAGAAATAAGCTAGTTTATGATGCTGGTACTGGAGAAGTTCGTGATGATAGAAGATTCATGTCTATAATGGAAGATTTTTGGCTTCCTAGAAGAGAAGGTGGGCGTGGGACAGAAATTACAACTCTTCCTGGCGGACAAAACTTAGGAGAACTTACTGATATTGAATATTTTCAGAAGAAGCTCTATAGATCATTAGGAATTCCAGAGTCAAGGATTGCTGGAGATAGTGGATTTAATCTTGGAAGATCTTCAGAAATCTTGAGAGATGAACTTAAGTTTTCAAAATTTGTTGGACGTTTGAGAAAAAGATTTGCCCAAATGTTTAATGATATGTTGAGAACTCAACTTATTTTAAAAAACATTGTTTCTCCAGAAGACTGGGAAACTATGGAAGATCATATTCAATATGACTTTTTGTATGATAATCATTTTGCAGAACTTAAAGAAGCCGAACTTTTAAGTAACAGATTGGGCATTTTATCAACTGTAGAGCCATATATTGGAAAATATTATTCAGATCAGTATGTTCGCAAGAAAATTCTTCGCCAAACTGATTCTGAAATTATTGAAATAAGAGAACAAATCGAAGATGAAATTCAATCTGGTATCATTCCCGATCCATCATCAATTGATCCAATCACTGGACAACCATTACCACAACCAGAGCAACCACAACCAGAACAAATGGGTGGATATGGAACTGATGGAATGGGCCAGGATGGAATGTCTTTGGGTCAAGTACCACAAGAACCATCACTAGATAATCAAGCACAAATAACAAATGCTCAGGCACAAAAAGATGCCAAGAAAGCTCAAATATAAATAGAAGATATACATATATAAAACTTTATGGAAGAAGTTATCGATTTGATTGCAACAGATGCAGCTCCATCGGAGATTAGCGATAGAATCAAAGATATTTTATTTGCTAAGGCAGCTGAAAGAATTGAAGTAGCAAAGCCAATTGTAGCATCATCTCTATTTGGAGATGAGGGAGATGATGAATAATGACAGTTAAAATTGTACAGACCATCAATAGAATCTCACCATCAGCTGGAGTTGCTGCTACAAGTTCCCCAATCACTTTAAAGAGTGGGCAAATTAGAGTTTCAACTGCAGCCACTGGTGCATATATTGATATTGGTCCTACTCCAGTAGCTACCATTAACTCTTTACATATTCCAGCACAAACTTATGTCATTATTAGAGATAGAATTGCTAGACAACCTATCGCAGGTATTACTACTGGAGCATCAACTATTGTAACTTTTGCAGAAAATGCTGGAAATACATTTTTAACATCAGATTATGTTGCAATTGAGGGTTCAACCACATCTGGAATTAATACCAACTTTGCGCAGGTAACTGCAGTAACTGACGGCACAATGTACCAAGCATCAACAGTAACAATTAACTGGAATACAAGCTCAATTACTGGCGCTATTGATATAAGTAAAGCTACTTTGGGTAGAGTTACAAAGATTTCTGCACTTGGTGCGGGCGCTGCGGCAGATGTAAGTATTGTAGAAGTACAAATCTCAGGAGTAATGTAATGAAGCTAATCACAGAAGAAGTTTCAGAAGTTAAGTTCATTACCGAAGGAAAAGGTACTGAAAAGAAAATGTATATTGAAGGTATTTTCCTTCAAGGAGACATTTGTAATCGTAATGGGAGAATGTATCCCATGGAAACTTTGATGAGAGAAGTCAATCGTTACAATGAATCATTTGTATGCAAAGGTCGTGCTCTTGGAGAACTCGGTCATCCTGATGGACCTACTGTCAATCTTGATCGTGTTTCTCATATGATTACATCTCTTGTTCGTGAAGGAAGTAATATTAAAGGTAGAGCACAGCTTCTCGAAACTCCAATGGGTAAAATTGCAAAGGCTCTCATTGGTGAAGGAGTTTGTCTTGGAGTTTCTTCCCGTGGCGTTGGATCACTCAAACTAACAAGTGAAGGGCATAAAATCGTTGGTGATGATTTTATGTTAGCAACTGCTGCTGATATTGTAGCAGATCCTTCCGCACCTGATGCATTTGTTCAGGGAATTATGGAAGGAAAAGAGTGGGTATGGGATAATGGAGTTTTAAGGGAAAAAATGCTAGAAGAAACTAAACGTAGAATCAATACGCTAGTTGATGGGAAAAAACTTCAAGAACATAAGGTTCAATTATTTCAAAATTTTCTCTCAAATCTATAATTTATAAATAAATATAGATTAAATACAAAAGATCTAAAAATGTCCGTTGGTAGAAATTTACAAGAAATGGAAAACGTAGTAACCAAAGGGGCTGCAACAGGCGAGCCAATGCACAATCTTACACAAAATCCATCTGGAGTTCAGACTCCAGGTCAAACTGGTGCTTGGGAAGACTTGGGTGGTCCTACCCCAGAAAATTATACAAATGATCCTGAAGGGCCTGCAAAACTTAAGGATCCAGCACAAATTCTTGCTCAAGTGAAAGATATTGTAAATGCTAAGGCCCAAGCGGCTATGCCAATGCAACATCTTGCTCCTGGTGCTGTTAAGCAAGCAGAAGATTTTGAGTATGATGAAGATCTGATCGAAAGAAAAGAGGAAGAGGAGGAAGAAGAGGAAGAGGAAGAAGAGGGTGGTAAAGGTCGTAAAGGTCATAAGCACCACAAAAAAATGAAGGGCAAGAAGAAAGAAGAAGAGGAAGAAGAGGAAGAGGAAGAGGAAGAAGAGGGAGAAGAGGAAGAAGAGGAAGGTGGTAAACGTGGTAAAAAAATGGAAGAAGATTTTAACATCGACGAAGATGTTAATGCTCTTCTATCTGGTGAAGACCTTTCTGAAGAATTCCAAGAAAAGGCAAGAACAATTTTCGAAGCTGCAATTAAATCAAAAGTTGTAGAAATCAAAGAAAGCCTTGAAGGCTATTATGAAAGTGCCCTTGTAGAAGAAATCGAAACTATTAAGCAAGGACTCACTGAAAGAGTTGATGCTTATCTTGAGTATGTTGCTGATGAGTGGATTCAAGAGAATGCCCTCGCAGTTGAGCAAGGTCTTAAGACTGAAATGACTGAATCATTCCTTGAAGGAATGAGAGGTCTTTTTGAAGATCATTATGTAACAATCCCTGAAGATAGATATGATGTAATCGAGAGCATGGTAGATAAGCTTGATGAAATGGAAGAAAAACTCAACGAGCAAATCGAAAAGAATGTTGCTCTAAACAAAAGATTGGCAGAGTCAGTTGCTGATGTAATCTTTGCAAATGTCTCTGAAGGTCTCGCACTTTCTCAGAGAGATAAGCTCGCTTCTCTTGCAGAAAATGTTGAGTTTGAAAGTGAGGTAGACTATCGTGAGAAGCTGGTGACTCTGAGGGAATCATATTTCCCAACCAGAAAGCCTGGTACTCAAAGAGATTATTCAGAAAATTTATCGGAAAGCACCGATCTCCAACAGCCAATGGTTGATGGAAGAATGGCTGCATATCTCGATACTCTGGGTAGAGTTTCTAAAAAGTGATTTTTAAATCATAACTCAAACAACAACACTTTTTAAAAGAGGAAAAACAAATGCAAATGTTCAATGCGGAATATTTGCAGGAAAAGTGGGCACCGATCCTAGACTACGAAGGTCTTGATTCAATCAAAGATTCACATCGTAGAGCGGTAACTGCAATCCTGCTAGAAAACCAAGAGAAAGAACTTCGTGAAGAGCGTTCTTTCCTTGCAGAAACCCCAACTGTAAACACTAACTCAGGAACCTATGCAGGTTTCTCTGCTGGTGCTTCTTCACCAGTAGCTGGTTTCGACCCTGTTCTGATCTCTCTGATCAGACGTTCTATGCCTAACCTGGTCGCTTATGACCTCGCAGGCGTTCAACCAATGAATGGTCCTACTGGACTCATTTTCGCAATGCGTTCGCGCTACACCAACCAGACAGGAACTGAAGCTCTGTTCAATGAAGCAGATTCAGCATATTCTGGTCAAGGTGGAGCTGGTGGTGCAGCACTTACTTCAGGTTTCACCAACGCTGCAGTTGGTCTTGGTACTACTGCACAGTCGGGTTCTAACCCAGGCGTTCTAAACCCAGCCACTGGCACCTACAACGTAGGTGAAGCAATGAGAACGGATGATGCGGAAGCTCTTGGATCTGCCAATGGTGACGCATTTGCTGAAATGGCATTCTCGATCGAGAAAGTCACCGTTACTGCAAAATCACGCGCACTCAAAGCTGAGTACACCTTAGAACTCGCTCAAGACCTCAAAGCAATTCACGGTCTGAATGCTGAAGCGGAATTAGCAAACATTCTTTCAACAGAGATTCTTGCTGAAATCAACCGCGAAGTTATTCGTACCATTTATAACGTTGCTGAACCTGGTGCTCAAGCAAATACTGCTACTGCAGGTATCTTTGACCTTGACGTTGATTCCAACGGTCGTTGGTCTGTTGAGAAGTTCAAAGGTCTTATTTTCCAAATCGAGCGTGATGCTAACGCAATCGCACAAAGAACTCGTAGAGGGAAAGGTAACATGATCCTCTGCTCGGCTGACGTTGCTTCGGCACTCACCATGGCAGGTGTTCTTGATTACACACCAGCACTGAATGCTAACTTGAATGTTGATGATACTGGCAATACTTTTGCTGGTATTCTGCAAGGTAAGTATCGCGTTTATATCGATCCTTATGCTGCAAACATTTCACCTACCCAATACTACGTTGTTGGATATAAAGGTACATCACCTTATGATGCTGGTCTGTTCTACTGCCCATACGTTCCTCTCCAAATGGTTCGTGCTGTTGGTCAGGACACCTTCCAGCCTAAAATTGGCTTCAAGACCCGTTATGGTCTGGTTGCTAACCCATTCGCTGAGGGTACTACTGCAGGTCTTGGACGCCTTTCGGTTAACTCCAACCGCTACTACAGAAGAGTTACTGTTAACAACCTAATGTGATCTATTAGTTCACATTTTTTAAGACCTCCCGTAAGGGGGGTCTTTTTTTATCTAAATACAAATAAAAAGAATGAAAACGTTTAAAGAATTTGTTAAGGAAATAGCACCATTTGCTGTGGTAGGCCCAACAAGTTCATATGGTCCAGGACTCTATGGCAGACCAACAGCATCGGGAAAAACATTAACACCTTCAACACCAGGAATCGCAAGTAAAACTTTACCATTAGGAAGTGATGTTAAGTTAACAGATCCAAAAACTGGTAAAAGTGTTGTTACAAAAGTAATCGATCGTGGACCATACGTTGGAAATAGACAAGCAGATCTTACAGCACAAACGACAAAAGATCTGGGATATAGCAACTATAAACAATATGGTGTTCGTAATATTGATGTATCTCCTGTGGCAAAAGTAAGACCTCCACAACAAACTCAAATAGATTTTTCAAAATCAAAAATAACTGGCGCAATGTACGGAAAGTATTGATATGGCAGCAAATATATATTCCAATCAAATACAAAATAGGAATTTTTTATCTCCTGTAGGATTTAAGTTTACTATTGCAAAAGAGCCAAAGGTTGCGTTTTTTTGCAATACTGCAAGAATACCAGAAATTACTTTACCAACAACCACTCAACCATCATACCTAAAGGATATTGATATCCCAGGGGAAAAGTTATCTTATGGGGATCTTAATTTAAGATTTTTAGTTGATGAGAATTTAGAAAACTATATGAAAGTGCATAACTGGTTGACTGGTCTTGGTTATCCAGAAACTACTGATCAGTTTGCTCAGTTGGCAAAAAATAAACTTGGTATTTTTGATGAAAAAGCAGTTTTTAGTGATGGATCTTTACACATATTAGATAGTAACTATCAAGATGTTGCGATTGTTAAGTTTAGAGATTTGTTTCCAGTTTCTTTAAGCTCACTAGATTTTGATGCTACCATGACAGACATTCAGTACTTTACAGCTGAGGTATCTTTCAAGTATACTATCTATGATATACTAGCTCCAAATAGCCAACCCTTATGAATCTTGATGACATTCAGGAAATGTGGCAGAAAGATTCTGTCATAGATCCTGACAATTTGCATGATGAATCGATTAAAATCCCCCAACTGCATAGTAAATATTATGTGATATATAACACAATAATCCTATTAAGAGAAAAGGCTAAAGATTCTTACAATAAAGTTCGGCTAGAAAGGTATAACTATTACACAGGAAAGGCTCCAGCGGAGGTTTATGCTGAAGAACCATTTCCATATAAGGTAAGAGAGAAAGACGCAGTACAACGCTATATGGACGCCGATGAGAGGCTATCTAAGATAGAGCTTAAGTTAAGATATTACGATATAACTCTTAGATTTTTGGAAGATATTATTAAGACAATCACAAATAGGACATATCAAATCAAAAATGCAATTGAATGGAGTAAATTTCAAGCTGGTTTTGGTGGTCCATGATTATAAATAATCTTAAAAGATAAAATCAAATGACACCTAAAGAAGTAACGGAGCTCATGGAGGCTTATCATAATATCTACGAAATGGAAAAACGTAGAGATCATGAAGTCTCAATGATTCGTGCTCAACTCCATTCAATTTCAGATTCTTGTGAAAAGCTCACAAAACATATGTCTGGAAAAGAAGAAATGGATGTTGAAGCTTGGGTACAAGCAAAGATTACAAGAGCAGAAGAAGATCTTCATGCTGCAGCAAACTATATTGATAGTGGAGAATCAGTTGCTGAAGAAGCTGAACTTGATGAAGCAGTAGATATCTACAATATAATCCTCTCACATCTTCTTGATGAAGGTTATGCAAAGTCTTTAGACCAAGCAGAAGTTATCATTTCTAATATGAGTGAAGATTGGAAATCTGCCATTGTAAGAACCGCAACAAATGCTACCCATAATGTTGGTGATCAAGTGGGTAAAGCTATTGCCAGGCATAAACGTGCTATGATAAATCTTGAATCTATGCCATTAGAAAAAACTCTTAAGCAAAGATCAAGGCTATCAGCAAGAACCGCACAAGCTGAATAAAACTAAGAGGCATACGCCTCTTTTTTATTGCCAATAAATATTTTATATTGATATGAATATATGTCACATTTGACTATATCAAAAAAGAACGAAGTGTATCTGCATATTGAAGCAGAACCTCATGTTCATTATGAACTAGCAGATCAATTTACTTTTGATGTGCCAGGTGCAAAATTTATGCCTCAGTATCGCAACAAATACTGGGATGGAAAAATACGTTTGTTTAATACTCAAACCAAAGAAATATATGTTGGTCTTTTAGATAAGCTTATCAGATTTTGCGAAACTCATGAATATACGTATGAGTTTGTGAATAATAAGTTTTATGGTCTTCCCTTCGAAATTAATGAAGGAATATCAAAGGAAGGGGTAAAAGACTACATGCACTCAATTAGCCGCCATACTCCACGGGATTACCAAATTGAGGGAGTGTACGACGCTTTAAAACATAATCGAAAATTATTGATATCTCCAACTGCTTCTGGAAAGTCGTTAATGATATATTCGATCGTGAGATATTACGTAGAGAAAAATAAAAATATTCTTGTAGTTGTTCCAACGACAAGCCTTGTAGAGCAAATGTATAAAGACTTTGCAGATTATGGGTGGGATGTTGGTTCATATTGTCACAAAATATACGCAGGAAGAGAAAGAGAAACCAAAGCCCAAGTTATTATTACAACTTGGCAGTCGATCTATAAACTCCCTAAACAATACTTTGAAAGATTTGAAGTTGTAATAGGTGATGAGGCACATCAATTTAAATCAAAATCATTAATATCTATAATGACAAAACTTTTTGATTGTAAATATAGATTTGGATTTACAGGAACTCTTGATGGAACACAAACTCATAAATGGGTTCTAGAGGGACTATTTGGTCCATCATATAAAATCATTAAGACTGATGAATTAATGCAAAAGGGGCATTTAGCAAAGTTAGATATTAAAATACTTCTATTAAAGCATTTACCAAATAAATTTGAAACATTTGAAGATGAGGTTCAATATTTAATTACGAATGAAAAGAGAAATAAGTTTATTAAAAATCTAACTCTTGATTTAAAAGGAAATACTTTAGTACTTTTTAATCGAGTAGAAAGTCATGGTAGACCTTTATATGAACTCATAAATAATGATACTTCACGTGATCAAAAAGTCTTTTTTATTCATGGTGGAGTGGATACTGAAGAAAGAGAAAAAGTTCGTGAAATAACTGAAAAGGAAAATAATGCTATCATCGTTGCTTCTTACGGTACTTTTTCTACTGGTATTAACATCAGAAATTTACATAATGTGGTCTTTGCTTCCCCTAGTAAATCAAGAATCAGAAATCTTCAATCTATCGGAAGAGTTCTCCGAAAAGGAGAAAACAAAGTAAAAGCAACTTTATACGATATTGCCGATGATATTAGTTATAAATCAAGAAAAAACTATACCCTTAATCACTTAATAGAAAGAATCAAAATCTATAATGAAGAAAACTTTAACTATGAGATTGTAAACATTACTTTTAAAAACTAATGGGAGAAGAATTTTACTGTTGTATGAAATTAGTCAGTGGTGAAGAAATATTTTCACTTATAAGCGTCGATGAGAATGATGGAGATCCAATAATTATTCTACAAAATCCTGTCATTGTTGAAATAATCCAAAATAATCGTGGATCTTTTATGAAAATTAAACCCTGGATGACTGTTCCTGATGATGATCTTTTCTTTATTAAGCTTGATAAAGTTATAACTATGACTGAGATTAAAGATAATATGGTAATAGACTGTTACTGTAAATATTTAAATAATGGAGAAGATCATTATGATGCTAATGGTAAAGTAAAAGTCTCAGATAAAATGGGATTTATCTCAACCGTTGAAGATGCAAGAAAGAATCTTGAAAAGATCTTTAATAACCTTAAAGATACTTAATTAATCCCTTCAAACGCCACAAAGCTATTATACTTATATTTTCATTGCTTGTCAAGTCCCTTTAACTGTGGTATAATATTCATAACAATACTTTATCTATAGTGACCAATGTTATGTCAAAAAAGAAATCAGAACATTATGTAAACAATAAAGAGCTTTTGGATGCGTTAATTGAGTATCGCAAAAAACTTGCCCATTCAAAAGAAAACAATCTACCAAAACCAAGGATTAGCAATTACTTGGGAGAATGTTTTTTGAAGATTGCAACTCATTTATCATATAAGCCCAATTTTGTCAACTATATGTTCAGAGATGATATGATTTCTGATGGCATAGAAAATTGTGTTCAATATATTCATAACTTTGATCCAGAAAAATCAAAGAATCCTTTCGCGTATTTTACTCAGATTATTCATTATGCTTTTCTTCGCCGTATTCAAAAAGAAAAGAAACAGCTTGAAATTAAAACCAAGATTATTGAAAGAACGGGTTTTGATGAGGTAATGATGATCGATGACAGCTTGCTTTCTGGTAGTAGTTCGGACTATAATACGATGAAGGATAACATCCAATATAGAAACAACAACCGATGAAGTGCCCCGTAATGTTTAATAATTAAAACTAGTATTCCTCACGAAGTAGACCATATCATCCCCATATGTAAAGGTGGATTACATCATCCAAATAATCTTCAAATTTTAACTATGAAAGAAAATCGTAGCAAAGGTGGTAAATGAAAGTTGCAATTTTGAGTGACACCCATTTTGGCGCCCGCAAAGGCTCTAAGTATCTTCATGACTACTTTGAGCTTTTCTATAAAAATGTTTTTTTTCCTACTCTTGAAGAACAGGGGATAGAAGCAGTCATTCATATGGGAGATGCCTTTGATAGTCGTAAATCAATCGATTATCAAAGTCTAGAGTGGGCAAAACGTGTTGTATTTGAACCTCTTCGTAAGTATGAAGTTCATATGATTGTTGGGAATCATGATTGTTATTATAAGAATACTAATCATGTAAACTCACCAAGCCTTCTTCTCAAAACTTATTCAAATATCAAAACTTATAGTTCTCCAACAAATACAAAAGTTGGTGGAATTGATATGACTTTTATTCCTTGGATTTGTAGTGAAAACTATGAGGAAACGTTGAGTGCAATTAAAAAGTCAAAAGCAGAAGTTGCATTTGGGCATCTAGAACTTCAAGGTTTTCGTGTCAACCGCAATCTAATCATGGAGGAACATGGACTGGACTCAAATATTTTTTCGAACTTCAAGAAGGTATTTTCTGGTCATTACCATACTCGTTCTGATGATGGACGTATTTTCTATCTTGGAAATCCTTATGAAATGTACTGGACAGATGTAAATGACCCAAGAGGGTTTCATATTTTTGATACGGAAACCCTTACTCATACTCCAGTTAATAATCCTTATAAATTATTTTATAATCTTTATTACGATGATACTCCATATCAGATTTTTGATGCTAGTAGTTATGAAAATAAAATTGTAAAAGTAATCGTTCGTAAAAAATCAAAACAAAAAGATTTTGAAAAGTTTGTTGATAAACTTTATAGTGCTGGAGTTCAAGAACTTAAGATTATTGAAAATTTTGAGATTCAAGAAAACGAAGAGTTTAGTGTTGATGAAGAAGAGAATACTATTTCTATTCTAAATCGATATATCGATGAGTCTGATTTTAGTTTTGATAAAAACATTATTAAAAATATTTTTCAGGACCTTTATAAGCAAGCTTGCGAAGTAGAGTAGAATGTTTCTCCTTACTCTTAAAGACCGTAAAAATGATGGGGCATATGCTGTTCAAGATCAGTACGGTGAAAAAGTACTCTTTTTATTTGAAGATGAGGATGATGCCACTAGATATGCCTTGATGCTTGAAGATCAAGAAGAAAAAGAAATGGAAGTCATCGAAGTTGATGATGAGCTTGCCATAAAGACTTGTAAGATGTATAATTATCGGTATGCTGTAGTTACGCCTGACGACATTGTAATCCCCCCTAAGAATGCTAGTATTTCATAAAATTAAATGGAAAAATTTTCTTTCTACTGGAAACCAGTGGACTGAAGTTGATTTTGAAAAACATCATACAAATTTGATTATTGGGACAAATGGTGCTGGAAAATCTACAATTTTGGATGCATTAACGTTTGTCCTGTTTAATAAACCTTTTCGTAAAATCAATAAACCTCAGTTAGTTAATGCAACTAACGAGAAGGATTGCCTTGTTGAAATTGAGTTTTCAATCAATAGTAGAAACTATCTTGTTCGACGTGGTATTAAACCAAATGTCTTTGATATTGAAGTAAATGGAGTTTCTCTGCATAAAGAAGCAGATGATCGCGCAAATCAGAGAATTCTGGAGGAAAATATTTTAAAGGTAAACTATAAATCTTTCACTCAGATTGTGATTCTGGGTTCAAGTGCCTTTGTACCTTTTATGCAGCTAACGACTACAAATCGTCGTGAAGTAATCGAAGACCTTTTGGATATTCGTATATTTTCTGCAATGAATAATCTTATTAAAGATAAGATTCGTGAGAAGAAGGATCAGATTAAGTCGCTTCAACTCAAAAAAGAAACTCTCAAAGATAAGATGAAAATGCAGCAGAGTTTCATTGAAGAACTTGAAAATCGTGGCAATGCCAATATAAATGCCAATAAAGAAAAGATTGCCAAGTTAAATACCGAAATTGGCAATTATGATGCAGATAATGATGCTATAGGATATAGTCTTAATGGTCATCAGAAAGATCAAGAAGAACTTATTGGTGCGGGGGATAAGTTAGTAAAGCTCAATAATCTTAAAGGTAAAATCTCTCAGAAAGTATTTGTGATTACTAAAGAACATAAGTTCTTCACAGAAAATACGGTATGCCCTACCTGTACTCAGACCATAGAAGAAGAGTTTCGGTTAAATAGAATTACAGACGCTCAAAATAAGGCAAAGGAACTCCAGAAAGGTTTTCAAGAACTTGAGGAGACTATCAAGTTAGAACAAGAGCGAGAGTGCCAATTTGCAGTTCTATCTAAGGAGATTACAAAACTCAATCATGAGATTTCTCAAAATAATACTCGGATTTCACTTAATCAGAGGCAAATTCGAGACCTTGAATCTGAAAATCAAACCATTACCCAAAACCTTGCAAATAGAAATACTGAGCATGAGAAACTAGAAGAATTTCAAACAAATCTCCAAAAAACATTTGAAGACCTCTCAAAGAAAAAAGAAGAAATTGTTTATTACGATTTTGCATATTCCTTACTCAAGGACGATGGCGTTAAAACGAAGATTATCAAAAAGTATCTTCCATTCATCAATCAGCAGGTAAATCGTTATCTTCAGATGATGGATTTTTATATTAACTTTCATCTTGATGAAGAGTTTAACGAAACTGTGAAGTCACCTATTCACGAAGACTTTTCTTATAGTTCTTTTAGTGAGGGTGAAAAAATGAGAATCGACCTTGCTCTGCTCTTTACTTGGAGAGAGGTGGCAAGAGTTAAAAACTCAGTTAATACAAATCTATTGATTATGGATGAAGTCTTTGATTCTTCACTTGATGGATTTGGAACTGATGAGTTTCTGAAGATTATTCGTTATGTGATTAAGGATGCTAATATATTTGTCATCTCTCATAAGTCTGAACTTCATGATAAATTTGAAAATGTAATTAAATTTGATAAAAAGGGTGGATTCTCTTATAAAACCGAAACCTGAGGACAGTTGTTAAAGTGGCACACGAACCCGATAAGATTGATATTTTTATAGATAGAATGTTGGAAAAGTTAGACCGTTGGATCTATGGCACACCACAAAATCTGGGAGAGTGGACGCCACCCGTCGCGTCGCCCCGACAAGGGAAAGAAGAAACCGCAGGCAATTCGTCAAGCGAAAAAAAGAATGAAGAATCTTAAGAAGCGTCTCAATCAACGGGACGCTTCTTTTTTATAAATAACTAAAAAAGTTTTAGAAAAATGAGAGATCAAGAATTTATCGATCTTTGGGAAGCTTACCAACAAGTTCATTCTCAACCTCAAGAAGAAGTAAAACAACTTGATGAAGATGCAGCATACGATAGAAATCGTCGTAGAGCAGCACAACGAGCACAAGCAAGAAACGAAGCAAGAGCAAGGGGGCAAACTGGTTCTGTTCCTGGCGTAGGTTATGTATCTCCTAGACCAGAAAGAGCAACTTATACTGATTCTGCTGGTGTTGTAAGACATCATACTGGTGCTAGAATGCCTAAAAAAGAGGATCAAAATGAGTCATATGATCTCTTTGACTACATTCTTGAGCAC